ATCAAAGCCATCTACCGGGCAGCACACGAAGAACTTCAGGAAGTTCCTTCAAAGCTGTTTATTCCTAAGTTCGTTTTTGATGCATACAATGACGATTATCAGGCGACTGTTAATGCTACACCGTACAACCGGGAGTATAAAAAAACTTTTGTGGAAGGATCGGATGATATGTGTGAGCTTGTGCCACTGGCCAACAAGAAGGGAACGAAGTTCATTCACATGACTACGAAGCAAAATATGCTGGTAGGCGTGAACCAAACAGGTGAAGAAGAAAATATTGAAATCGCACGTTTCAAAGCGTTCGTTCTTCAATTCATCGCTACCATGTTCTTCGGCGTAGAGTTCGAAACGATCTCTCCGGAAAAGCTGTTAGTGGCTAAAATGGGTACGGATATCGAAATTTAAGAAAGGAGAAAACAATGGGATGTGAAGAAAAGAAAGACCTCTATGAGTCATTGAACTGGTGTGAGGGAGTAGTGATTCTCCCGGGGATCCGGAAGCGTGTGTATTACGTTCCCAAAAGATCAATCATGAAGTGGCCAAAACTTCCGGCGGAAGTGGCTGAAAATGGAAAATTTAGAGACCTGGCGATATATAAAGATGATTTCGTACTGGCAGCGGGAGTACACTGGAGACACTTGGATGTGATTACAACAGACTCCCCTGTCAATTGCGAATCTCAAGGCGAAATCCCGAGTGTGACCTCACTCAACAAAGCGACATTCAAACATCCGGGAGCGGAAGAAGAAGCCACGGCGTTCGCCCGTCAGGCAACTTCAGACGACATGGTGTACCTGGTACAACAGAAGAACGGAAAGTTCAGGGTGATCGGTAATGAGATGTATGAGACAGTAACGAAGGTAAAACAGGAGTTAGGGGCTGCGGTAACCGATAAGGCGGGAACAACCCTTGAAGTGGAAGTAACAGACCTCTGTCCCGCTCCTTTTTATCCGGGAAAGATCTTACTGGAGGAAGGAACAATCTCCGGAGCGGACGGAAGTGCAGTGGAAGAATCCGGAGGCTAAACAATCAATTATTAATCGGAAAGGGTGTGCAACTGTACACCCTTTTAAGTTTTAACAAATATGGATAAGAAATTTTTAGATAAGCTCAATGCTTACATGGCGAAGCCGGAACAGGAAAGAGACCTGATGGAAGGGGCAACGATCTTGCTACAGATGAACCGGAACAGGATCCTCCATCAAAACATTACACGCAATCCGCTCAGGCATAAAGAGAGGTTATTTCATGAACTGGCCAAACTTCAGAAGATCTACAATGAAGGCATGACCATCACCGGTATCATTGAGATGGAAAAGCAGGTACCGGAGATTGAAAGTACTACGCTCAAGGCGATAACGGAATCGACAGAAGAGAAAACTGGCGCCATTCACCTGGGGAAACGGGAGGACCATGAGGATCTTCCAGAATCCATCAAAGCATTGTGGGTACAGAATGGGGAATACGCCCGCCTGATGAAGTCTCTACACGAGAAACTGAAGCTGATGGCTAACATGCTTCCATGTGATCGCTATGAGACATTACAACAGCTGATCGAGACGGATAAGAAATACCGCGTTAACTGGGAGAAGTATGATACATACACTGGCCAGGCTAACACTCCGGAAGATGAACAGGGTAAAGCACAAGCCATCGACGCGAACAGGGTATCAGCCAACCGCAAGTATATTTCTCAGAACAAAGGGAAAGTAGCGAAGTACAAAGAGGCCCAGGATCTACCGAAGTATCATGCTTTACTGGAAAAGATCCAGGAGCGATATGACGAACTCAAATCGGCCGGCTGCAATCTGGATGAGAAACATATGGCGGAACTGGTAGCAATTGGAATCAAAGGGTGAATAAAATTGTAAACGAGATCCTCAAGCCGTTATCCGGGGCGCCCCTTCAGGCGTACCTGGATAATCGCATTCAGCTTTTTGATATACTGGAGAAGATCCTGATCGAGATGGGACCGGCAGATGTTTACATCACCACGTTTTCTACCTCAGAAGAATTTCTCCGGAAGATCTACCGGTTTAAGGAAAACGGACTGATCCGCCGGGCCACCATGGTGACGGACCTGAAGGCATCAAAGAAAACCATGAAACTCTACCACTTCATTTCGAATGTGTTTGATGAAGTGTACCTGGGGGAGAATCATTCAAAGGTTATTCTGATCATGAACAGTAAATGGAATGTGTCGGTATGTACGTCACAGAATCAGACCCGGGGAAATCGAACGGAGGGCGGGATCATCACAACGGATATCCATGTTTTCAATTCCCTGTATAAGTCGTTAAGCCATCTTATATCTGAAAAAACAATTCAACTCAATGGACTATTCAACGGAACAACTAACAAAGATTGAGGAATATGCCGGCTATCTGCTACCGATCACGGACATGGCGGCGCTGATGGGCGTGGATGTGGATGAACTGAAAGCGGATATCGGGGATAAGAATACGCCTGTATCAAAGGCTTACAGGAAAGCGAAAGCGGAAACCATGCTACTACTGCGGAAGCAGGAACTGGACCTGGCAAAGGTAGGATCCCCACTGGCGGTACAACTGACAGCCGGATACCTGATGGACATGAATGATGATGAAGATTATTAATACTTACATGGGCGTTCCCCTTCAGGGCAGGCTTTACGCTATACACGATATACGCTGCAATCCTTAACGCGAATAACTATGCCAATACCTAAGACCCTTCAGATCTGCAAAGAATCCCTGTTCGATGATGTGAGCAAGATGAATGAAAAAGGCGTTCCGGCTATCTTGCAGGAGCGCATTTTGCGCATCAGGGACATGTATGCGATTTGGGTAAACTTCCCATCCAAGAAGGATAAGGAAATTGTTTCAGACCTACAGCAACGGTATGGCATACAGAAATCAGCAGCCTACGAGGATGTAAGGATCATAAAAATACTCCTGGGAGATCTGAACAAAGCCTCGAAAGAGTTCCACCGGTTTAAGTTCAATCACATGATCCTCAATGCGTACGACATGGCTGAACGCAGGAAGGATACTAAGTCCATGGTAGCAGCTGCGGACAAATATGCCAAATACAACAAACTCGACAAAGAAGACGCTCAGGATAATCCATGGGAAATAATAGCGGTACAGCCGTTTGAACCGACATCGGATCCGTCTGTGATCGGAATCAAGCCAATACCGAACATCCGGGAGAAGATCGCCCAGAAGCTCAAGCAATACTGGAACGAAGATGTGGAGGATATCACGTTTGAGGAAGCGGATTTTAATGAGGAGGATCTGTTTGCTCCAAAACCCGTACAGGAATGACACCGCAGAAACCCGGATCAGTTGTAAAAGTCTATTTCAACGCACCACAACAGGAAGTCATGTTCACCGGTGCGCACACAACAATATTTGTCGGAGGGCGACGCCTGGGCAAATCGCACGGTGTCGGATCGCCATGGTTACTCCGTAACTTCCAACGGATGCCGGGATGTAGCATCGGGATCGTTGTTTCAACGTATAAGAGAGGGTTAACAAATACATTGCCCGGGACATTGCAAGCCCTGGAGCAATGGGGATATAAACGCAATGTTCACTGGTACTTGGGCGTAAAGCCACCTAAATCAGCCGGATTTCCCAAACCAATCATCCAACCGGAAGAATGGGAACATGTGCTATCATTCTACACGGGATCAATCGGTTACCTGATCTCACAAGACAGGCCCGGAACATCCAACTCCATGACATTGGATGGGGTCTATGGAGATGAAGCCAAGTTCCTGGACTATCAGAAACTCAAGGATGAAACATTCCCGGCGAACGGGGGTATTAAATCCCACTTTGGACACAGCGCCTTCCATCATTCACAACTCTTTATTTCGGATATGCCGGTGACCCGGAAGGGATCATGGTTCCTGGACTATGAAAACAAATGTGATCCGGAACTCATTGAGGTCATTCAAGGAACGATCTTCGAGATATGGAAGACCAAACAACGGATAAAGGATCTGCTGGTCAAAGGACAGAATCCGCCGGGATACCTGAAGTCCTATCTAAGGAAATTATATACGGACCTGGCCCGGATGAGAAGGAGTGCGGTATATTACAAAGAATTCTCATCCATCCTAAACATGGAGATCCTGGGCGAAAGCTATATCAATCAGATGAAGCGGGATCTGACACCTTTGACATTCCAGGCATCCATTCTCTGCAAACGGATTGGAATATCAAAGGATGGCTTCTATTCCTCCATGAAAGAGTCGCA